CGGAAGCACCAGACGAAGGCGATCAGTAAGTTATACGTCCCCGTGTTTCTCGCAAACACGTGGGACGAATTCCTGTGTTGGTAAATAGAAATACGCAATCAACATAGGAGACTTCAATGTCTGAAACCACTGCAGCCCCAGAAGCACAAGGGACAACTGCGCCAGTAGAAGCGGCGGCAGTTGAAACACAAACCACTGCCGTTGAAACAGCCGCACCAGAAACAGCAGCGCCAGTAGCCGACGACTATTCTTGGGTTCCGCCTAAGTTCTTGATCGACGGCAAGCCAGATGCTAAGGCACTGGCTAAGTCGTACCAAGCACTTGAGAAGAAGCTTGGCAGCAAGGTCGCCAACCTCGCACCAGAGGATGTGGCCGAGTATGACTACAAGCCGACCAAGTTCGAGTTCGACGAAGAGGGCGTTAGCGCATTCAAGTCGAAGGCTAAGGAACTCGGCCTCTCAACCACTCAATACCAAGCACTGCTTGGTGAGTATGAGACCTCAATGGCGAATGTCATGCCGTCTGTTGAGAAATCAGAAGCCGCCCTCAAAGAGGCATGGGGTAGCGAGTTCAATAGCAATCTTTCTGCTGCTCGCCGAGCATTCGACGAGTTCGCACCATCAGACCTCAGCATGGACGATCCAGCACTCAACTCGCCAGCCGTGTTGAAGCTACTTGCTCGTATTGGTGCTGACCTCGGAGAGGACCGCTCACCAGCGTCCGCTAGTGGTGCTAACTCAGGTATGACGAGAGCAGAAGCAGAAGCACTGATGGCGACCCCTGCATATTGGGAAGACCCAGCAGTTCACGCAAGGGTGACCGCTTGGTTCGCTAAGAACGTCAAGTAAATCTCACCACTTAGAAGAAACCGCCGAAAGGCGGTTTTTTTACGTCATTAATTATGCGTCGCAGATAAATAGAACTGTAAGAAACCCCGCAGGACAAGCGCATAGCGCCCCTAGAAGGTGGCTTCTTCAAGGCCCCTCAGCAACTGAGGACAAGCAGAAGACAAAACCACTCATCCACTTTCTAGGAGAACCAAAATGGCTATCACCATCGACCAAAGCTTCGTTACCCAATTCGGTGCCGAGGTAAAGCAAGCATACCAACTCGAATCAAAGCTGTTCCCAATCGTTCGTAAGCGCCTTGGCGTTACGGGCAACACCTCACGTTTCCAGAAGATCGGCGCTGTTTCTGCGTACCAGAAGACACGCAATGCTGACCTGACTGTGTTGGAACCAGCACACACCTACACTGACGTGACCGTCGGCGACTGGTACTCAACCGTTCTGGTTGATGACCTCGACCTTCTCAAGTCGAACGTCGACATCAAGCGTGAGTATGTCACCACTGTTGCTCGCTCAATCGCTACCAAAATGGACGGCCTGATCATCACCGCCCTGACCGCTGGTACGGCAACCACGACTACGAATGCTGGCGCTTTCACTCTGGCCCGTGCACTCGAAATCAAGAAATACTTCGATAACAACAACGTTCCTGAATCGGATCGTCACGTCATCGTTGGTGCCAAGACCATGGCCGACATGCTGGCAATCACGGCATTCACGTCCGCTGACTACAACACAGTCAAGGCGCTGGTTCAAGGTGACATCAATTCGTACCTTGGCCTTCAGTTCACGCAAGTGCCTGATTCGTACCTCACGCTGAACACGACCCCAACTCCTGACACCCGCGTCAACCTCGCTTTCCACAAGGAAGCACTGGGCGTTGCGGTTGGTATGGAGCCAAAGACCTTTATCGAATGGTCACCAGACAAGCACGCTTGGTGGATCAAGTGCGTAGTTTCGATGGGTGCTGGCATCGTCGATACCACTGGTGTTGTCGAGTTCGAGGTGGACATCTAAGCAACCGCTTAGGTCAAGCATCACAAGCAGGGGCTTCGGCCCCTGCTTTCGTTTCAGCGCATCGCCGTTTCTGCACGCAGATAAATAGATGGCCAGCCAAAAAGCTGGCCTCTTTTTTATGTGCCGAAAGGACCAAAAACAATGGCATCAGTCATCGAAATCATCAATACCGGCCTCGTCCGAATCGGCGCACAAACAATCAACGCCCTCGACGAAGGCTCAGTCGAAGCCAACAACTCAAATGCAATATGGACAATCGTCCGTCGCTCAACGCTAGCTGCTCATCCTTGGAACTTCGCAATCAAGGAACAGGAACTAGCCCAAACCACTGACACCCCAATCGCCGAGTATTCCTACATCTACCAACTACCGACCGATTACCTACGGATGGTCAAGGTGTATGACAACCCTGACTACAAAATCGTCGGTCGCAAGCTTTACACCTCAGCAACCACTTGCAAGCTCAAGTATGTCTATGACCTTGAGGATACTGCCGCTTGGACGGCAGCATTCACTGACCTAGTCGCACAAAAGCTAGCTTTCGAGCTTGCCTACCCAATCACGAAGAGCGCATCGCTGGCTCAGACGATGGGAACAATCTACGTCGAGAAGCTTCAGTCATTCACGGCGACTGACTCGCAAGAAGACATTCAAGACGCCTACTCGCCATATGACCAGAACCTCATTGCGGTGAGGTTCTAATGGGTAAGCTCACCAAAATCCAGACTGACTTTCTATGGGGTGAGCTTTCACCACGTCTATTCGCCCGAGTCGATCTAGCTGCCTACAGCAAGGCCGCTAAGACGATGACGAATTACTACCCGTTTATCCACGGCGGCGTAACTCGCAGACCTGGCACAACCTACGTTGGTGAGGTGTACAACAACAACCAGAAATGCAAGCTAATTCCGTTCGTATATTCGAGAACTTCAGCGTTCGCACTAATCTTCAACGGCGGCAAGATCGAGTTCGTAAAGAATGGTGCATTTATCGAGTCGGCACCAAGCGTAATTTATCGCATCAACTCCCCATACGCAGAAGCTGACCTTGATCAAATCGGTTACGCACAAGCCGGAAACATTCTGTTTCTGACACATCCATCGTATCCACCGAAACAACTTCAACGCCTGACCGATTCTTCGTGGGTTTTATCTGATGTGGCATTCACCTACAACGCTTCACAAGATGCGTGGTTCGAGAACTTCAGCATCAGTTTCAAAATCTTGTCCGGTTCAGTTGCGTTCGCTAAAGACGACCAATTCACGGTTACCGTAAATGCCCTAGGCGTGGTGACCGCAACTACGACCACGTTCGTGACCCGAACCCCAGCGTGTAACGGCAGCATCTTCGCTACAACAGCAACAGGTCGTGGCCCAGCAGAAACTTGGACCATCAAGTGTCTCTACGTTGAAGGCAACCGAGCCTACTTCAGTGTAGTTGGTTCGGTATCAGGAAGCCCTTGTGCAACTTGGGCAGCTAACGACTATCCGAAAGCAGTGTCGTTCTATGAGCAACGCTTGTTCTTCGCTGGTTCGCCAACGCACCCACAGACAATCTGGGGTTCTTCAATCGACGACCAGAATGACTTCACTCTTGGTGCGAATGACAAGGATGGTCTCTCTTTCACCATCGCTTCAAACAACTTCGACCAGATCGTTCACCTCGCTTCAGGTCGACGCCTGCTACCGCTGACGTATTCAACCGAGTTCACCCTCACTGGTGGTGTTTCAGGCATCACACCCTCACAGGTAAAAATCCAGCCGCAGACTTTCCACGGCACGAACGACGTTCGCCCAATCCTGATCGGTGAGCGAGCCGTGTTCACTCAAAAAGACGGCAAGAAGGTTCGAGCAGTTAAGTACAACCTAACTGAAGACGCCAACACCGCACCAGACATCACGCTATTCGCTGAGCACATCACCGGCACTGGCGCAGGTATTGTCGATATGACCTTCGCTCAAGACCCAGATTACGTGGCGTGGTTAGTAAAGGACGACGGCACTATGTTGTCGCTCACCTACGAAACTATTCAAGACACGACCGGTTGGGCCACTCATACAACGCAGGGGCTATTCGAGCGAGTGTGTGCCGTTCCTAGCTCGAACTCAACCGACGTGTATCTAATCGTAAAGCGAACCATCAACGGGGTAGTAAAGCGGTTCGTCGAGCGCTTCGATTACACAGTAAACGTCGACTGCAGTAAGACACTGTCTGCGGCCCCAGCCGAAGCTGCTGAATGGGGTGGCATATATCACCT